GCGACCACCGAGATCTACACTCTTTCCCTACACGACGCTCTTCCGATCTTTAACAAAGCAATATATGAGCGGCTCAAAAATAAAGTGACTGCTCCTGTGTACGATTATGTCCCTAATGGCAAAAAAGCGCCCTATGCAGTACTGACTGACACGGCAGCAGAAAGCTGGAGCACCAAAACAGTTTCAGGAGCTGAGGTTATGGCGACAATCAAGGTCTACAGCGAATATCAGGGCGACAAGGAAGTGGCGGAGATTTGTGATGCCGCTATTTTTGCGATTCAAAACGAGCCGTTGTTGTTGAGTGATGACTGGCAGGTCGTGCTTTCAAGCGTAGACCGACATTCGGTGGAGCGGTTGGAAGCCTATCGCGAAGGGGCAGTAACCTTTAAATTTACAATTATTGATACTAAGGAGTGATGAAAGATGCCTTTGATTCCAAGCGATGGCGTGGATTTTCTGTTAAAAGTGAATACCGGGACAGCCGAAATCCCAATCTGGACGGTGATTGGCGGACAGCGCGGCGCAACCTTGAGTTTGACTGCGGAGCAAATTGATGCCTCCAATAAACAGTCCGGAGCGTGGAAAACCAGCGTACCCGGCATGATGTCCTGGAGCATTGACGCTGATGCGGTGATGCTTACTGACGCATCAGGCCTGAGCATAGATGCAGGTCGAGCCAAACTGCTCAAGGTGTTCGCCAACCGGGAGTTGGTGCATGTGCGGTATGTCCGCAAGGACGGCTCGAAATTCCAAGGTTATGCGGCCATTACCGATTTGAGCGAGGAGTCTCCGCATGACGGGGTAGCGACATATAAAATTATCTTGGCCGGAGCGGGTGCGCCGGAAGAGGTAAATGGCACCAAACAGGTGGAAACGGCTGAGGTTGTCGGTGCCGTTACGACCGCCGGCAATGCCACCTTCACAGTGACTGCCTCCGGGATGACCGGCTCGCCAAAAGCCATCAGCGTAGCCGTGGCGCTCAATGATTCGGCGGCGGTGGTAGCGCAAAAAGCCAGAGAAGCTTTGGCTGCGGACAGCGCGGTGACCGCCAAATTCAGCGTTGGCGGCTATGGGGCTATCGTGGAACTGACGGCTTTGACCGCGGCGGTTAATGACAGCACTCTCAACATTGCCATTGCCAATGGGACATGCGCCGGTTTGACGGCGGCTCCGGTTTCAGCGAATACAACTCCGGGCGTTGCGCCCGCGGCATAACGGATGGGGTGTGCAGTTTGGACTGTGCACCCTGTTTTCTTGAAAATGGAGGAATGAACGATGACAGGACCGGTGTTTATTACGATTGGCGGCAAGGAGCGCCGCCTTCGCTACGATATTAACTCAGCCGCCGAGATGGAAGAGCTGATGGGAGGGAAATCCCTGCTCTATGTGATGAGCAATCCCATGGCGGCTGGCTTTTCGGCGATTCGCATTCTGCTGTGGGGCGGCTTAAAGCATGCGGAAAAAGGGATTACCTTGCAGCGCGTGGGGCTAATGATGCAGGAATACATGGAAGCCGGCGGCAGCTTCGGGGAACTGGCCGGCAAGATCGGGGAAGCCATCAAGGCATCGAAGATCATGGGCGAAAGTCTGGCCGATGAAGAAGGAGCGCAAGAGGAGATCGACGAGGGAAACGAGTGACCACCGTAGCCCAGTGGATCGAAAAAGCCGCGCCGGTGGCTTACGGCCCTTTGGGCTTAAAGCCATGGGAATTTGGCCAGCTGACCTTCGGTGAGTTTTACGAACTGGCGGAAGGCTATCACTGGCGAACCAGGCAGGAACAAATAATGACAGCGGGTTTTGTTGCTTCCATTATCAACACTTGCACGTCGCGCGACCTGAAAAAGCCGGTTACGGTGGATATGCTGCTCGGCCGGGATAGACAAGAAAACCACAAAGTGACGCAAGAACAAGCCAAGACGGACATGAAAAAACTTTTAGCCAGCGTAGGATGACGAAGTTGGATAGGAAGATTAAACTTTCTTGCATAGTTTTTGAGTAATAATATGCAAGAAAGTCAAAAAGCTTATCAAAAAAGTGGGGTGAGACTATGGCCGGGAACGCATCGATGACGATTTTTATCGGCGGGGACAACAGCGATTTCTTAAAAAAATGGGAGAGCACAAAGCGCGCACTCCGCAAAGGGCTTGGCTCGGAAGCGATGGCAGCGTCGGAGAGCATTGCCACCGGCCTAGCCGCCGCGACGGCAGCTCTCGCCGCTTTCGGGGTTGCCAGCATCAAACTGGCAGGCGACATGGATGCCAGCCGCAAAGCATTAACGACACTCTTGGGAGATGCCAAGGCAGCGGAAAAAATGCTCGCCGATCTGGCAACCTTTGCGGCGGATACTCCTTTTGAACTGCCGGGGCTTTTAACTGCATCGAAAAAATTGTTGGCCTTCGGCTTTGCGTCGCAAGACATCATTCCGATGCTGGCAGCAATCGGCGATGCGGCGGCCATGCTGGGCATCGGCGAGGAAGGCATTAGCCGCTTGACCAACGCCATCGGCCAAATGCAAGCCAAAGGAAAAGTGTCCGCCGAAGAGATGATGCAGCTGGCCGAAGCCGGAGTGCCAGCGTGGAAGTTCCTGGCGGATGCCATTGGAAAAGATATTCCGACAGCCATGAAAATGGCGGAGCAAGGGGCGATTGACAGCACCACCGGAATCAACGCGCTCTTAATGGGCATGCAGTCCAAATTCCAGGGCGGCATGGAAGCGATGAGCAAGACCATCCCCGGACTCATGTCGACTATCAAGGATAATGTGAGCATGGTCATGGTGGAGATCGGCGACAGCATCGCGAAAAACCTAAACCTAGTGGAAAAGCTGCAAGGTGTTGCCGACTGGCTGTCAGAGTTTGGCGCGGCGGTGAAGGCGCTCGGGTTGAAAGAAGCGTTGCAAGGCATGATCCCGCCGGAAGTCATCGCTTCGGTGTTCGTCCTTTCCGGAGCACTTTTAGGAGCAGCGGTTCCGGCAATGGTGGCGCTTGGAATCGCGACTTGGACGGCGCTCGCGCCGCTTCTGTCTTTCATCGCGATTGGCGCGGCGGTTGGCTTGCTGGCTTACGAGATTTGGGTCAACTGGGAGCCGCTGTCCGAGCTTTTTAGCACTTTGTGGAGTACGGTAACGGACATCTTTACTGATGCCTGGAACGCGATTACCAATGTTGTAGACAATGCTGTGACCACAGTGACTACAGCCATTTCCGACGCCTGGAATGCCATCGTAAGTTTCACGGTTGGCATCTGGAACAGCATTGTAACGACCATATCCGAAGCGTGGAATTGGATCACCAGCCTTGTTGAAGATGCGCTGAGTGCGGTGGCCCAGTTTATTGGCGATGGCTGGAACGCGGCGGGCGAAGCCACCTCAAGTGTATGGAACGGCATCGTAGATTTCATCGACGGCGCTTGGGCCAGCATTAAAGAAGTAGTTGCACAGGGAATCAACTGGATTGTAGATAAACTCAGCCCGTTGAAAAGCTTTTTTGCACAGTTCATTCCCGATTCGGCGGGGAACTGGTTTAACAAGGTCACTGAGGGAATCGGCAAAATCGGCGCGTCGGCGAGCAAGTTTACCTTTGGCTTCAGCCGCAAGGATATATCTGCTCTGCTTCCTCAAATGACGAAGCCCAACACCAAATTCACGGGACTTACGAATGCCGTTCCAAGCACCAGTTCGCTAGCGAACGGCAGCGGAACCGACAAAGCAGCAAAAGATTTTGAGAAACTGCAGAAAAAAGCGGAGCAGGCGAGCAAGGCGATTGAAAAAGAATGGCTGCAGCTTACCGCCACCCAAATGGATGCCCTTGATGCCTGGTTTGCCGATGAACTGGAAACCTTAAACGAATCCAAAGAAGCCAATGAGAACTATGAGCGGGATGTTCTGCGGCTTAATGAAATTTACGCCGCCAAAAAGAAAAAGATTTTGTTGGACGAGCAAAAGGAAAACAACCGGATTGCCGATCAGGCGGCTGACTTGGCCCGGAGTCTTTCCGATAAGCTAGGTGGTCTTGGCCTGACTGGCGTTGACAAGCAGAAATTTGACATCGAAACCGATGCGGCGCGGCAGATCGAGGAAGTGCGGAAAAAATACAGGGATCTTGCCCTGGAGTATTCCACTGGCACAGCTTCCCAGCAGGAGCAGTTTCGCAAGGCGTGGGAAGCCAATGGAATCCAGTTTACTATCACAGAAACTGGCATGGTGAATTTCAGCCGCCAGGCGGCTGCAGAACAGGTTGCCATTGAAGCTGAGAAAAGCCAAAAAATTAAAGATCTGCACTACGATCGTGTGAAATTTCAGGAAGAACTGGACAGAGCCCGGTCAGACGGGGACATCACCAAATTCCAGCAGCTTCTAACTACCGAGCAGGCGATGTTCGCACAAGACTTAGCAGGAAAACAACAATATATTGATGCGTATTATGAAGTTTGGAAGGGGTCTCATAAATCTTCTATGGAGATAATGGCTCAGCAAATGTCCGGTACTTACGATGGCCTGAAAGGCTTTTTTTCAGACGTTATTACCGGTACGAAATCCATAGGGGAAGCTTGGCAAGATCTAGGCAAAAGAATTATGAAAATTATTGCGGATATGGCGGCTGAGTGGCTGGCAAGCCAAATTATCATGTCTTTATTTCCCTCGTTTTCACCCGCAAAAACACGAGGCGGGATTTCCGGAATTCCAGGACAATATGCTGCCGGCGGCAACTATCCAGGCGGCCTTGCCTTAGTCGGAGAAAAAGGGCCTGAACTTATTAATTTCAATCGGGGCGGCCATGTATTTACCGCAGCGGAAACTAAGAAAATGTTACGTGCCGATGCAAACAATACCAGACCTATGATCATTAATATGAACATCACGACACCGGATGCTTCCAGTTTCCGCCGTAGCCAGTCACAAATCATGGCAGAAGCTAACGCCGCTTTTGCTTTGGGAAGGAGAAATCTCTAAAATGCAAGCTTTTCATGAAGTGCAGTTTCCACCCGATATCTCCTATGGCGTAACTGGCGGCCCGGAGTATTCTACCGATGTTGTCATGACCGGTTCAGGCTATGAGCAGCGTAATATCAACTGGTCCCAGGCAAAATGTAAGTACCAAGCCGCGCATGGTGTTAAAAATGAAAACCAAATGAGAAGGCTGCTCGCCTTCTTCCGTGCGCGGCGCGGCAAAGCGTATGGCTTTCGCTTTAAGGATTGGCTTGACTTTACGGGAAGAAGAGAAATGATCGGTGTCGGCGATGGAAAAACGAGAACCTTTCAACTAATAAAAACCTACATTGATGATGCCGGCTATACAGAGGTAAGAAAAATCCGAAAGCCAGTGACAGGGACGGTCAGGGTATATCTGGATGGTGCTGAACAGACCGACGGATGGTCGGTAAACTTTACGACCGGGATTGTCACCTTTGCCGCAGCGCCAGATACAGAGGTTATTATCACTGCGGATTATGAGTTTGATGTGCCTGTCCGCTTTGACACTGATCATTGCCCGCTATCCATTAAGGAGTGGGACATTTATAGCTGGGATAATATTCCGCTGGTTGAAATACGAGTATAGGAGAGATTTATGACAACGGCATCTTCTGTCATACACATCTATAATGGCACAGTAACGACTGGCGGTACGGATGGCGATTTGGTTACTGAAACAGCAGTTGGTGGCAATCGAATACTGCTCGAATTAAATCGCGGTGCAGAATCGAATGTTGTTCCCTTAGCTGCTCGGGCTACCACTGCCGCTTGTTATCTTGTTCAAATTGTCTCTGACAATGGTAAGATACTGCTGTCGATAGATAGTGTTCACTGGGTAAAATCGATTTTTCTTCTAACTGTGGGAACGAATAATAGCTTGTTTTATATAAAAAGCATTGCAGATCAAGACGAAGATTATGGCGATACCGTATGGAGCTTAAAAGTAGATTATTATGCTCCAGTGTAAGAAAGGAGATTTTATGGGACTCAAATTTTATGTTGGCGGTACAACCGGTGCTCAAAATGGGACGCTTTTATCTGACGGCGATATGACCAACCCCTTAATCTTTGATGGAATGTATCCTGCAGCAGGAGTTACAGTTTCCAAGTCACGCAGCATTCATATTCGGGCCGATGCCGGAGAGACTTGGCATTGGGTGCAAGTGCAGGTACGCGGAGCATACTCCGCTAATTTTGGCCTGACATCAAATGTTGGTGCGAATGACGGATATCATTCTTCAATCGGTTGTTTATTACTTGCTACCGTTACCGATGTCAACCAACCTATTATGATTTCGGGTTCTTGTTCGGGCAGCGACACGAACTCGCCGGATGTGACCTCTAAACTGGTGGCGTGGGGGTGGAAAGTCTAATGGCACATTTAAACGTATATGTGAATGGAACTCCCGGAGGCACAGACGGCGTACTTGCGACAACAGATACGCTCATTGCGGACGGAATTATGTTTCCCAGCAACTTCGGCTCAACTGGCTTTACTGTTATTCCGTTGTGCCTGAGGTGCGATGCGGGTTTTAACGCCCAATCTGTAAAGATTACAACTCCTGCTCCACAGTTTTTTTGTATTCTTCGCGGTACAACAACCAATACCGACATATTTACTTCCGCAGCGTCCATGTATTCCAATACAGGTTGGACTGCCAATTCATTTACGAATGGCAGTTTTCAAAGCGGAATTACTGTTGGTAATACGAATGTTGCCTTTTTGGTGCTTGCAAGCGGCAACTCAACTCTGACAACAGGCATAACTGATTTCTTCACTTTATCCTTTATTGAAGTTGCTGTTTAGTAT